CGTTAAACCAGCTTCGGCGAGTAGACTCTGCTTCAAACCAGATAGGTCGCTCGGCTGATCATTTGAACCGATACTCTTATTTTCTGCTTTTATGTAGGTTCAAGAAACCAGATGTTTTTATTCAAGATGAAAAGATTCTACGATAATAGAAACACTCGATTACCTTATTTAGTGCCAAATGGAACAATTGTTTTAAGTCCGAAACAAAGTTTTATTCGCCCTAAGTCAGTAATCAATTTTATTTATTGCTGCTTTGTTGCTCTGATGGTTGTTTTAGTAATAAACACATATGTGATCTCGAGTACGATAAAGAAGATTGAGGTACCAGACATGAGTATACTTCCTATTCTAATTACAGTTAGGTCTCTGTTATGTAATTTGATTTGGTTGTGTTTATTTGATGTCGCCTATGTTATATTATGTCAAGTAGTTCTTTATGCTTTTCTATTGCTTAATATTGTCTTACGTGCTGAAATGAACTTATATAAGAAATTCTTGTTGCAATTTGCATCAGTTAGAAATTGCATTCTTATATTTTGTGCTAAAGTTCTACTGTATTTATTGATACCCTGCAGTAGGGCCACGACCAATATAATAATTTCGGCCATAATATATGGACTCATATTTCTTTCTAGAGTGTTGCCACTATTTGAAAGAAAATATCATCTCAGCATCAGGAATGATGGTCTTATTGTCGATGAAGATAATAAAATTAATCCTGTTGTTACGATGCATGGGGATATTATGAAGGTGTCTTATCCTGCTAGATTTGATGTGCGCTTTAACAAGCTCCCCGTTGTTAGAGAAAGATACCAGATAGTAAGAGTCGAAGTGAGCGGCTTTTGTAAAGAAACAATATTTAAGAGAAGGATCTTCCGGGTGGCTCCTGATGTAGTCTGTTCATTGTTGGGAAAATTTACAACACCAGATAAGATTGGCAAGTTTGGAAATAATTATCTTGCGACTACAAACGCCCATGGTCTAAAACAAGAAGATTTAAACATACGTTCTGACTCTATTGATCTTGCGTGCCTTTTGGCGGTACATCAGCAAGATCATTGTGTGTACTCAAATTTTTGAAACCCTTGTTATTAAGAAATCCACTCTTAATAACAAGGGGTTATTGTGCTTGTGATACAGATTTTGGAGAATTACCTGAAGTTGCCCCTGATAATTCGTACAAGTTAAGACAAATTCTGATCAATCACAAGCAACGTCCCTGTGCTAGAAGTTTAGGTCCAATCCTTTGCTATCATGGAAAATATCTATCTGAACCTATTCATGATATGGATTGTGAGAAGAGTTTTGTTTGTGGATTTAAGCGACGTGTAGGTCGAAATGTTCCTAAATGCACCTTTAAACATTTCATGGGACTTCGTAACATGTCCAGGACTTTAGTACATAGAGAATTCACACCGATACCTATAGGTGAATTACCCACGCCCAAAGAATATATACTAAATCATCCTGCCTATACACAAAAACAGAAAGATTCTCTTTTAGCTCTGTATGAAGAGTGTCCTAAGGATTCCTTGGGGTACCCGGATTTGGAGAAGAAAGATTATCGTTCTCGGGTTTTTTGTAAGCAAGAATTCATGAACAAATATAAACCTTTAAGACTAATCATGCCCCAGTCAGACAAGACAAAAATTACACTGGGTCCCATCTTCAAGAAAATTGAAGAAATTGTTTATAAAAGTAAGTGGTTAGTGAAGCATGTTAAGAGAAAAGATCTAGGAAAACATTTATTGGAAAACTTGAATGGGGATGTGTTGGTGACTGATTACACATCTTTTGAATCCCAATTCGATAGCAGAATTATGGTTATTGAATGGCAGTGGTATAAATATTTGCTTAAGAATTATCCTACTTTGTTAAATAAGGTTCGGAGTTATTTGTTTCGTAGAAACAAGTTGAAACGCGGTAAATTTTCAGCAACTCTGAATTGTAGGAGACTAAGTGGAGCTATGAACACTTCCTTAGGTAATGGTATAGCGAATTATGTTGTTTCTAAATACCTCTGTAAAGTAAGTGGCTTTAAGATTAGATCTTGTTGCTTTGAAGGTGATGATGGGCTGATCTCTGGTGATGGTCCACCCCCTTCAATTGAGTTGGCCAGAGAGTGTGGTTTGTTGTTAAAGCTTGAAGAAAAGACTGTTGAGAATGCAAGCTTCTGTGGTTTTATTTTTTCAAAGCATGCTAAACAATGTATTAAAGATCCATTGCATGCTTTAATGAGGTTTGGTTGGAGTACATCTCGTAGGATGTTAAGGTCAGACGGTGATCCATTATTAGTTGCTAAGGCTTCCTCGCTAATGTATGAATTACCATCCTGCCCGATACTTACACAGATGTCACGTACCATACTACGCAAGATTAAGAAAGATCCTATATTCGAGAATGACTGGTGGACTAGGACTAAGCTG